GCTAATGAATCTACTTCATTGGTGAAAGTTGCTCCAGAGGGCACACCATGACTGCCTTTCAACACTCCATCAGGTGAAATAATACCAATAGTGTTAAATTTAACATAAATTTTATCTATTTCTTCACTATAACTATACTGAAATAATTGTTTTATGTAGTCAAAGCAAGCCTTCTGAAGACTTGTAGAGATGGAAGCGTCATACGAGGAGAAATCTATACTTAAGATCTTCTTACCTGTAAGCTTGCTGTTAATAACAAGATTGCTTAATTTAGCGTCTACATAGTTTGTACCTTTAAGTGCATTTCTATATGACGATTTCTTTTGATGGTTCATCAAAGGCTCATAAAATCTAAGATCATTCAGCACTTCTAGTACTGGGTAGCCCCATACATTTCTAGTCTTGCCTGACTCCTGAGTTCGAGTGAACAGAACGCAAGGATCGTCACCTCTAGATTCATAATAGTCAGACTTAAGTCTATCTTTGATAGATCCCTTTCTAGATAAATAAGGTAAACCAGAATTGGAATTATTCTTTAAAAGCTTAATAGCGTTGTCAATTGAAATAGGTCTCAAATTGTTATAATCCTTATGAATGAACTTGAAATCTTCTGAATTGCTATAGTTATTATAGTAGCTTAGTAGTGAGTCCTTTCTATCTTTCCAGGGTTTGGCTATAGATCTTGGACCGTATTTCAGCCTATTGAGATGTTCCAAATCTTTCAGAGGTTGAGAGTAGGTCACTGCCGTTATCAATGATTTCATCAACCATAGAGAGTAATTTATCGGGATCATTATTCTTACCTAATGGGGTTAGGTAAACCTCATTACTACCTTTAACTACAGAGCTTAAATATTGGGAAAGCTTTCTCTTAACATCCGACGTATAGCTTAAAGAATTTAGGAAGTTAAAGTTTAGGTTTGCCGTTTCTAATTGAACTATATCTTTGTCTTCATCCATATTGATACACTCAATTTAATGATTTATGTTTAATTATTTATATACTATAAAGAGACGTTAGATTATAAAAGTTCTAAAATCTGCTTGTATATTTTGATTATGATTTTAATAAAAATGTCTATACTCATGAGTTATTTTCCTTTTCTATTTCTATTACTATTATTGCTACCTTTGTTAGTTCTAGGACCGCTGAAATCTTGGTTCATACCCATCGGTGATTTCATATCCTCAAAAGAGAATAACCATTCCATTAAAGCATAACAAGATTCAGTTACACCAGCCACAGTTAGACCAAAGTACGGCTCGCACATAGGAACAACGTTACTAACACTAGCTGGACCTGATACTTCAGAGAAAGTTCTAGGTGCACTATAGTTAATACCAGTGCTAGAGAATGTAGGAACTAAACCAAAGTTAGTACCATCATTAGCAAAACTCCATTGATTATGTTTTAAGTTAGCAAAAGTACTAAGACTAGCAAAAGGAGCAAGAACACCAGAATAGTTCTTATTGTCAGTACCAGC